AACAGCTCCAAACGGGGCTGGCTCGTCCTCGATCCGTTCGGCGGATCCGGCTCGACGCTCATCGCCGCGGAGCAGCTCAACCGGCGCGCGTACCTCATGGAGATCGACCCCGAGTACGTCGCCTACACCATCGAGCGCTGGGAGGCCCTCACGGGCAAGAAAGCGAGGAAACTATAAATGGCAGCACGCAAGGCAGCAAAACCTAAAAAGCCTAATATCAACTCAGCGGCGGACGAGCTGATCCGGATGGCGGAGGAGGGAGGCGTCGAGCAGAACTTCTTTTTCACGACGACGTTCAACCGCTACAAGGTCCAGCTAAACACCCTGACCCGGCTCCAGCAAGAGATCAGCAACGGCGAGCTGCTGATCTCGAAGGAATACGTCAAGGGCCGCGTCAATCTCGTCGCGAACCCGGCGATCACCGAGTACAACAAGACGAGCACCGCGGCGAACCAGACAGTGCAGACGCTCCTCAAGATCATCACGACCTTCGCGGACGGTCCGGTCATGAGCACGAGCTCCGCGGCGGGCGATGACTGCGACCTCTAAAGGGTCGAAGCTCAACCCGCACATCCAACGATTCGTTGACGCGGTCGAGTCTGGCGACCTCAGGACCTCGAAGGAGGTCAAGGCCCTCGTCGAGCACATCAAGTGGTGCTTCGCGCACGAGGACATCTACGTCAACGACGAGCAGGCCGACCACTACCTCAGCCTCGCGAAGTATTTCCCGTTCGACGAGATATTTCCCTGGCAAGAGTTCGTGATCGTCCTCCACGATTGCACCTACTACACGGACTCAGGACTCCCGCGATGGCCGGATCTCTTCTGCATGATCGGACGAGGCGCGGGGAAGGACGGGACGATCGCCCTCGAGTCCGTCGCGCTCGCGTCGCCGTACAACGGGATCCCCGGCTACGACGTCGACATCTGCGCGAATAACGAGGAGCAGGCGCTCCGGCCGGTGCTCGACATCGTCGACGCCTTCGACGGGTCAGAGTACAAGAAAAGGCTCAAGAAGTGGTTCGCCTGGAAAAAGGAGAGCGTCCTCTCCCTCCGGACAAAAGCACAGATTCGCGGCCGCACCAATAACCCAAAGGGCAAGGACGGCATGCGGTCAGGAATAACAGTTTTTAACGAAATACACCAATATGAGAACTACAACAACATCAACGTATTCACGACGGGCCTGGGCAAGCATCCGCACCCGAGGCGGAGCTACTACACCACCAACGGAGATGTGCGCGAGGGCCCGCTCGACGATCTCCTCGAGACCTCCGAGGGGATCCTGTTCGGCGGCGATCCAGACAACGGACTGATCCCGTTCATCTGCAAGCTCGACGACAAGGCCGAGGTCGACGACCCGGCCAATTGGGAAAAGGCGAACCCCTCGCTGCCCTACCTCCCGAGCCTCCGGGCGGAGACCGAGAAGGAATACAGAGAGTGGAAAAAGAACCCGCAACGCCTCCCCGCCTTCATGACGAAGAGGATGAACATCCCCGACGGGTCCTCCGAGATAAAGGTCACGGACTACGAAAACATCAAAGCGACCAACAGGCAGACACCTGACCTCTCCGGATGGACCTGCGTCGCGGGGATCGACTTTTCAAAGATCACTGACTGGGTGAGTGTCGACCTCCATTTCAAACAGGGCGACAACCGTTACGACATCACGCACTCGTGGGTCTGCTCCCGGTCGAAAGATCTGCCGAGGATCAAAGCACCCTGGCGGAAATGGGCCGACGACGGTCGGCTCACGGTCGTTGATGACGTCGAGATCCATCCGGATCTTATAACCTCGTACCTCGTGGAAATGAGAAAAAAGTATTCAATCCGGGCGGTCGCGATCGACGATTTCCGCTTTGCGCTGCTAGCCCGGCAGCTCGCCGGCATCGGCTACGATCCGAAGGACCTCAAGAACCTCAAGCTCGTCCGGCCGAGCGACATCATGAAGATCGCGCCGGTCATCGACTCATGCTTTGCGAATCAGTGGTTCACCTGGGACGACGCCCCGGAGTTGAGATGGGCAACGAATAACACGAAGCTCATCCGCTACGGCAGACGGCCCGGACAAGAAAACGATCAGGATCTCGGGAATTACGTCTACGGCAAGATCGAGGCAAAGAGCCGCAAGACGGACCCGTTCATGGCCCTCGTGGCCGCGATGACGATTGAGGACCGGATCATCGAACGACGCGCCGGACACCGCAAGCTCGACGTCATCAGCTTTTAAGGAGGGCGACACATGGCCTTTAATTTACTTAAATGGATTTTACGAAAAACAGGCAGCGACTCAGAGACCGCGACCGGGGATTTCCTCGAAGCCTCGACAGACTACGACGCCGACGCGCTGGCCGGACTTGCCTCATATCTGCAAAATATGGCGTTCTGGAGCTGCGTGCGTCGGATCGGTTCGACCGTCTCTCTCGTTGAGTGGGACACATACCGACGCGGCCGCCGTGTCCAGGCCGGTGAGGCCTGGGCGTGGAACTATGCACCGAATCCGAACGAAACCCGTGCCGAATTTTTCCGACATCTCGTATCTCAGCTTTATCTCGCCCAGGAGGCGATCGTTGTCGAGTACGCGGGCGGCCGATATGTCGCCGACGGTTTCACCGTTGAACGCCGGCTCACCGGTAACATCTACCGAGACATAACAAGCGACGGGCAATCGATCCCCGGCGTTTTTGGGGCCTCTGCCGTCTTGCATTTCACGATCGAGGGGAGTTCGATCCAGACAAGCGTCAACGCGATCGCGGCCACCGAGGGCGATCTGCTCAAGGCAACGACCAAAAAGATCGTAAGAGACGCGGGCGGTCATGGCGTGCTCAGGGTTCACGAGATCGCCGAACAGGATCCGGATTTCGAGAGCACCTACACGGATCTCGTCACGGACAAGATGAAAAAGTATTTCACGTCAGACAATGCCGTGCTGCCGGTGTTCGACGGCTACGAGTTTCAGGACACCTCCGGAACCTCAGCGGGGTCGACGAGGGACGTCCGTGCAATGATGGACGACATCATGGAGCTCACAGCCGAGGCGCTCGGCGTTCCGCCTAGCATCGCGACAGGAAAGGGAGTCACCGATCAGGATTTCACGCATTTCATGAACACGACGATCAAACCGCTCGCGGGCATGATCGTCCAGGAACTCAACCGCAAGCTCTACGGTCAGTCGAGAGTTTTCGCCGGCTCTTACATCGTGCCGAACTACTCGAACGTCCGCTACCGCGATCTGTTCGACATCGCCGATCCGATCGACAAGCTCATCGGGTCCGGCACGTTCTGTATTAACGAGATCAGGGCAAGGCTCGGCGAGGCCGTGATTGACGAGTCGTGGGCATGGCAGCATTGGATGACAAAGAACTACGCGCCGGCGGCGGATCAGCTCGACGGCGTCGTGGACGGTCAGCCACGCGCGGATCCGATGACGGATCCGACTCGAACCGGGCCCGATCAGGACACCCAAGACACAGAACAGGAACCGGACGACGAGCCGGATCCGGAACAAGAGGAGGTAAACAACAATGTCAACGAACAACAAGACACCGGCGACGATCAATAAAGAGCCGGCGCCGTATTTCTACATCGAGGAGGACGATGAGGCAAAGGTCGCCGATGTCTACATTTTCGGCAACATCGCGCCTGAGGCTCACGGTCTCGGGAGACTTTTCCGCGATCCGTCGGAGCGCTCCGCGTATGGCCTCGTCCAGGAGCTCAACGGGATCCCGGCAGACACCGCGATCACGGTCCACATCAACTCCAACGGCGGCGATCTCAAAGAGGGCCTCGGCATCTATAACACCCTCAAGGATCGCGAGAACGTGACGACGATCTGCGAAGGTTTCGCGGCGTCTGCCGGGAGCATCATCTTTGCTGCCGGATCCCGCCGAGTCATGCAGCCGGCGTCTCTGCTATTTATCCACCAGGCCGCCTATACATCGGTCGACGGCAACGCCGACGACCTGGAGAAATATGCCGACACGCTCAGGACCGTCACGGACGCGGCCGTCAACGCCTACCTCGAGAGCGGCGTCAATGTCTCCCGCGAGGAGCTCGATGACATGCTCAGGGCTGAGACGTGGATCAAGCCCGAGGACGCGGTCCGCATGGGTTTTGCGACTGAGGTCTCCAACGTGGAATCCGAGCCCGAGGAGGGCGGCGACGTCGCCGCGATCAGCAACGACGCAATGCGCTCGATCATGGCCGCGGTCTCCAGGCCACACGATAGGAGTTTCGGGACGATCGACGTCGACGTGTCCGGGCTCAAGGATCTCGAGGACCTGGCCGGAAAGCTCAACGACACGCTCGCACCGTTTGCGACACTCGCGAACACTATCGATACTTGCCCTCAGCTCGTCGCTCTGGCTGCAAGAGTCGAGGCAGCACTGGCCGCCGATCCCGGTCTCGCCGATCGGGCTGCGGCGGTCGTCAACAAATTTTTAGGCAATCCCGCGCCGAAATCTCCGGCACGCGATGAGCATAAAGGATTTTTCAATTTCACAAAGCCGGAGGATCCGGCACACAGAAGGAGGTAACAAGATATGCCTACACTCAGAAACAAAGATGAGATGAACGAGACCCAGACGGCGATCGCTCAGCGAATCGCAAACGCGGCCCGCGAGGGCAATACCGAGGATTTTGAACTCGGTCTGCAGGATCTTTTCCAGAATATCAACGATCAGATCCTCGCATCCGCTCAGAGCGTCGGAGCAAATGCCGATGCTGCCGTTCTGGCACGCCGCGGTGTGAGACAGCTCACAAACGAGGAGACCAAGTTCTACAACACCTTTATCGAGGCCGCCCGCTCTAACAAGGGCAACCCGATGATGGCTCTGACCGGCGCGGACAAGACTTTCCCGACTACGATCATTGAACAGGTCATGGAGGATATGCAGCAGTCTCATCCTCTGCTCGCCGCCGTTGACGCTGTCAACACAACCGGCCTGACCCGTTTCATTATCAACAAGGACGGCGTGCCGACCATCGCCTACTCTGTAAAGGACACCGACGGCGCAACCGTAAACGATGATGTCACAATCACCGGTGCCGCAACCTGGGGCGATGTCACCGCGGCCGTCGAGGCTGAGCTGACAAGCGGTTTCGAGACGATCGACCTCGGACAGTTCAAGCTCTCCGCGTTCATGCCGATCGAGGAGGCCATGCTCGACCTCGGCCCCGCATGGATCGACTCTTATATCCGCACTTGCCTCTCCGAGGCTCTTTCCATCGGCTATGAGATCGGCATCGTCACCGGATCCGGTCACAATATGCCGATCGGCATGGACCGTTCCGTCGCCGACGATGTCACTGTCACTGCGGGCGTTTATCCTCGCAAGGACAAGATCGCGATCACCGATCTCAACTCTGACACCTACGGCAATCTGATTGCTCAGCTTGCCAAGACTCAGACCGGAAAGCCGAGAGCGGTCAGCAACCTCGTCATGGTTGTCAATCCGTTCGATTATTTCAAGCTCATCATGCCTGGTACTACCGTCCTCAATGCAAACGGCACCTATGTCAACGACGTTCTGCCGTATCCGACTCAGGTCATTCAGTCGATCGCCGTACCTCAGGGCGAGGCCGAGCTCGGTATGGCTAAGCGCTATTTCCTCGGCGTCGGTGGCAGCAAGGGCATCCAGTTCTCCGACGATTACAAGTTCCTCGACGACAAGAGATACTACAAGATCGTCGCCTATGCGAACGGCCGCCCGAAGGATAACAACGCATTCCTCCGCCTCGGCATTTCCGGCCTCAAGCCTAAGTATCTCAAGGTTCAGAACGTCACAGCTTAATAAAACCGGGAGGAGGTAGACGATGAGCGCAATCGAAGTCTCGGACGAGCTGCTCAGTGAGGCGAAAAACTACCTCGACATCACCTGGGCAGACGACACGACCGACAACAAGCTCAAGGGCTCGATCCGGCGCGGCATCGCCTTTATAGTCAGGAAGACCGGCGTCGAAACGTCGGCCTTTTCTGGCGATTCTGCCGACCCTAGCGCTCAGGAGCTCTTGTTTGCTTATCTGCTCTACGATCGAGCGGGTGCGGTCGATCAGTTCAAAACGAATTACCTCTCAGACATTAACAGCCTGAGGGACGCGAAAGCGGTGACAGACTATGCGAATGCCAAGACAACAGGTTGAGGTCTTTAATGACGGGGCGGTCAAGATCTACGCGGCAAAGGACCGCCGCCTCGGCGACCTTAAAATCTCGCTCCGCTATCAGGAGCAATCGGTCGGCGTAGTCCGTTACTATTCCGCGGAGAACAGCGCGGACGGCAATCGCATCGACCGCGTGATTAAAGTGCCGCACACCGACAAAGTAAACCGGATGGACATCGCCGTCGATCAAAAAGACGGCCGGCAGTATAGGATCACCCGCATCCAGGCAAAACCCGAGAGCGGCGTCGATCTTTATGATCTCGAGTCCGTTACGGTGCAGATTAAGGAGGCAACATGAAGATAAAAGCAAAAAAGAGGTTCATCTCCGGGCGCTTTGAAGCGAGCCCCGGGCAGATCCTCGACGTTGAAAACGCTCGCGGCGCCTTGCTCGTGTCCGATGGGCTCGCGACTGAGGTCAAGGACAAAACCGAGACCGAGGCGGCTGAGCCGAAAAAGAAATGAGCAACTCGTCGACGATTGATGTCGGCGACCTCAGCGCAACCGTCAACAAGATCCTCGACAAGTACGGCGACAACGTCCGAAAAGCGACCGGGGAGCTCATAAAGAAGGTGGCCAAAGAGGCAAAGGACGACGTCAAGAACGGCGCACCCGTGAGGACGGGCCGCTATAAAAAGAGTTGGTCTGTGAAGATCGAGGAAGGGAGCGCCGGGCTCTATACAGTAGCGACGGTGCATAGCCGCGATCGTTATCAGATCGCCCACCTCCTCGAAAAAGGACACGCGAAACGAGGAGGCGGCCGAGTTCCTGGGCGGGCGCATATCAAGCCGGCAGAGGAGGCAGCGGTCGAGAAGGTTCAGGAAGGGGTGGAAGAAATTGCACAAAAAGGAGAATGAGATCAAGACGATCCTCCAGGCAATGCAAGACGCCGGAATTATTTCGGGTTATGTCTATGACCATTTCACCCAGGACGACCCGATCCCGACGCCGTTCGCCGTCTATCGCCGTGTCGCGGTTCCGAGCTTTAAGGCTGACGATAAGGTTTACACCCGAGAAGATAGCGAGGATGTCGAATTTTATGCCGACGATCCGGACACAATGGATGCGATCATGGAGGCCTTTGAATCTCAGGCCGACGCGGCTGAGCTCGTCTATGAGAGAACGGCGGACACCGTATACATCGAGGACGAGGATTTCTATGAATCGCTTTATGAATTTTAGAGGAGGTAAAGGAAATGTCTGACAAGACGACTAATAAAATCACTTTTGGCTTGTCTAATGTGCACATCTGGCCGATCACCTCGACAGATGACACCGGCAAGCCGACATATGGCACGGTTTTCGCTCAGCCCGGCGCGACAGAAATGAGTTTCGACGCTGAGGGCTCCAGTGATCCGTTTTATGCCGATGACGGCATTTATTACAGACCGGTCAGCAATACCGGCTACTCCGGAAAGCTGACCGTCGCGGATCTGGTTTCCGCATTCCGGACCCAGATCCTCAAGGAAATCGTCGACAAGAACGGCGCGATCTTTGAGAACGCCGACGTTCAGCCGTCCGAGTTTGCTATTGCGTTCGAGATCAAGGGCGACGTTAAGAAGCGCCGGTTCCTGTTCTACC